TGTTTGGCTGACATCAAACCTAATATATCTATTTGATATGAAAAAGGAAGAGATTTATAATCCGCAAATCCAAAAATCCGCCTAAAGCGATACGAAAGGTTCAAAATCTGCTGAAAATCGGGCAAAATCACAATTCCAAAGGGTTATTGAATTACAAATCACGCAACATAATAAAGCATTAAAAAGAGCGTCGGAAACAACATAGATCCAACGCTCTTTTGCTTTTATCATGCGACATTATAAAACATCATGTCAGTATAATGAGAATTGTAGTTCATCGATGCTTTAAACTCCTTTCTCATGGCTCCGATAAATGGATTGCCGATTTCCTTATTCTTTCCGAGCCAATCGCATAACTCTACGATAGAAGATTTATTGGAGGTAAAATAAACATATCTGTGGCCGACAAGAACCTTGAGCACATCGAGGTAATCAGATAGCTTCCAGTACATGCTATAAGTGCCCACATCCGTGCTCAAATAAGGAGGATCCACGAGGAAAACAACATCATCTCTATCTTTGTATCTATCGAATAATTGCCTGTAATCACAGCTCTCAATCTCCAAGCCATCAAGATACCCTTCCGCATCATAACCGGAATGCTTGATACGGTTATACATGGTATGCTTGCGCATCTCGTCCAACGTCGTGGCATACTTCATCGAGAACAACAGCGATGTTGACAGCGTGATGTAGTCCACAAAGCCGGTCTCCGCCTCCTCCTTTGCCATCATATCGAGGATGCGTTCTTTGATTGACTTAGGAACAATCTTCAATCTCGGCACATCGACCAGAATGTCACGCAAACGGTCGAGCATGGCATTGGTGCGACCTATGCACTCAAGTCGGCGGCGATAGTTGTCATAATCATTATATACCACGATGGCATCCGGTCTTTGGCGTTTGGTTATATGCGACAGTAATCCGGAACCACCAAAGAGATCCACAAATACCTTCGCACCTTCTATCTCACCAAGAACCTTTATGTATTCTTTGGCAAACATGCGCTTCTGACCAACAAACGGCAGAGGCGCTGATAAATATTCCTTTTCCATATTGCTTTTGCTTTTGCGGCTGCAAATGTCGCCATATTCCGGGAAACAGAGCAGCAGTCCCACAGTATCAACACTGCAAGACCGCTGCACTATAATGGCATTATAATACCGTTCGTCACACGTTCAAATCAAATCTAATGCCATCTTCACCGGCAAGCAATCGGCGCGTGCGATCCTCGTTACTTTCGTAGATATGCACATTGCCCATATTCAGTGTTATAGACTTCAAAGGGAGATCTATCTGACGCGACATCAGATATAGATGATAGAGATCGGAAGGCAGTCCCAAATTGGCGTCTGAACTGCGCTGGTATGCTGACACTACCAATTCGCCTCCCTCAATCTGGAACTGTACCAGACTAAGGCAAGGGGCTTGATTGCTTTCCGCATCCGTTGATCCGAGGAACAGCACATAATTCTTACTGTTGCGCTTCTCCCGGTTTATTTTGGCGATAAGGGGAGGCAGCTTAGACAGGTAGGTCGGATAACTGTTGATAAGCGTCTGTCCGCAATAGTCCCACCAGTTTATACCCGCTTCCCGGTAACGCGCTACCGACCGCTCGCCCTCCATGAAGAGCGACAATTCCGTTTTGAGCTTTTTACGCGCTATGCCGTGGGTCTCGAATATATCGAGCAGATCACCCGGCACAAGCGCAAGACTCTGATTGAGCAAATAGATTATGCTCCCCTTCTTATTCTCCTGACGCTTGCCGTCTGTGAGAATTTTATTCAGAATGTGATGATATTTGTTCATGCCCTATGAATTATGGGTTATGACGCAAATATACTGCATCTATGGCCGTTTTAATGCTCCGGGTGCGTGTCTATACTGCACTGTTTATGCAGTCGTTCTGGAAGCGTTTAATCAATGAATAAACCTTGCGCTCACTGACTCCGTACTTCTCCGAAAGCATTATAACGATATAGGACACCTTCTCACCATCGCCAAGCATCCGTGAATAATCGGCATACAGATCGATATAGCGGGCATCCTCAAGTCTCACACCGGAGGCATAGAGCCGATTTAACAGCTCACGGTGGAAATTTAATATCTCAAATATCTTCATTTTACGCTATTATTTGTAACTTTGCGCTACTCTTACCTACATAACAAATGCGCCACAACGCAGCAGAGGGTATCTTGCCCCCGGCTGTGCGTTGTGGCGCATTTTGTTAGTATGTAGGTAAGAGGACTACTAACAGGCCGGGGGCTTTTATTATGCCCGCCCCCGAACAAAGGCACTACTACCCTACTCCAGCCAACGGTCAACCGTGGCGATAGCTGAGGTGCGGAAGGCGTTGAAGGCATCCCACTCCGCTTCGTAATCCTCGGCTTTGGGAATGTCCGGGGACTTGAACAGCTCTATTTGGTGGGTCTTGATGGCATCCTCCTCCGTCTGGCTGTAACGGCTGCGGATGATACCGTTTATTAGGCTGTCACGGCTCATGTCGGTGGCTGCTATCAATGTACCACCGTCAGACTCGGTGCCTGTATAGGCATAGCCTGTGACAGGCTCAGGGACTGTTTCCCCCTCCCTGACTTCCGGCACATAATCCTCTATGACTTCCTCGTTGAGGTAAGCCATATAACGGTTGTCATCATATTTGACGAGCGTCTTGCGCTCGGTATAGATTGCTTTATTCATTGTCACGTGAATTTGTAAAACTTTTTGTTCAGCTTGTTGACCTGCTCCATTACCACAGTCGGGCATGGGAGGTCATCCTTTGTAAAATCCTTTTCGGCTTGGTCAAGCATTACCGCACTGCCCGTGTAGGAATAGTATTCGGCATCCTTTACCGTAGGGTTACCGTTGCTGTCCTTCTCCTTCTCATAGACATAGCTCTCATGCTCCTCGCCATCCACCGCCGTCTGCACGACGGTTTGAAGTATGCGCTTGTACCGGATCACGAGGCACTTCTTGGGGCGAGTCTTTCGCTCCTGCCTCACAACTCCGTCACTGCCGGTGACCTCGGCGAAGTAATCTTCGGTTTCGACCTTGCTGTCCTCGATGGCGTAATCGAGCAGCATGATTTTGAAGTTCTCCTCCTGCGCCGGATCTTTACAGACAATATCCGAGAACGGGCGCTTCTGGTCGTAGCGCATACCCTTAAAAGGGATATTGGCGCGACGAGTCTTTATGACCTTTCCAAGTCTCTTTTCCATGTTTATATCGAGTTTTCTTAATAATGTATGCGAATTTGCGTGGGTGGCGAAACCTATGCGGCTGGCGCATTCCAACCGGGTTTCCTCCGGTGTCATGCCCTTCTTTTTACATTTTGCCACCTGCCGACAGAGGGCTTTCTTATTGCGCTTGCGAAGGGCACGGTGGGTATGAAATGAAACATAGCCGCACACGTCGATACCGCCGCTCCAGACCGGACGCACATTCCAGTTACGGTTGACCTCTATCAGGTAATCCCGGGCAAGTACCATAATGCACATCTCCGTGACAAGGTGTAGAAATGTCTTGTCTCGATGAAGCATGACGATGTTGTCTGCGAAGCGGAAGTACTTTATCGGCTCCCTTACATAGCGGTCGAACTTGCTGACCATGTAAGCCACTCCCCTGCCCAGTTCGTCGGCTTGCGCCTGCGTCCGGCATGTCAGGAAGCTGTCGGTCACATAGCGGTTCCGCCAATACGCGAGTTTGTCGGGATCACCGGCTATACCGAAAATCCCTATCGCATCATGGTCGAACTTTGCTAAAAAGAAATTGGCTAATATCTGCGAGATCTTCACACCCAATGGCAGACCCTGATGGAAGCTGTCTATAAATTCATCGAGGAACCGCAACAGTTTGGGGTCTTTGATTTTAGTCCTGACCCGCATCTTCATCAGGAAATGGGCGATATTCTGGAAATAGTGGTGCGCGTCAAGCTGCACGAAATGCGAAGTACCTTCCGGATCTGCATAAAGCTCCTTGCGAAGAAGGTTGATAAAATCGTGCGTCCCTCGCCCTTTGACGCACGAACATGACTGCCTTATGAAAGTGTCGGTGAACAGCCGTTCGGTCTGCAGGAGCGGCGCCCACTGGCGCACATGATCCCTTATAGGAAGTTTGCTCACTATCCTGCGCTTGGGCTCAAATATCTCCTCATCCTGATATTCGGAGGTATGCCCGGTACCGTCCCGGTATTCAACCAGCAGTTCCATGAGGTTGGCTGCGAGGTCTGCCGCGAAGCGCTGCACGTTGTCGCGACGCTCCTTGTTCTCGGCAAAGCCCCGGAAAGCCGCCTCATAGTTCTCGATGGTCTCAATACGAGGAGATATGTATCCTCGTCGTTTCATTGTGTCTCGGTGTCATGGGTGTCATAATGTGTCATTTGGGTCAAACCGCAGTGTGATCTGCAATTTTCTCTTGCTTCGTTACCGTCGGCCGGGATTATCGGTCCCGTCTACCGGCACAGCCCGCATTTCGTTTATTTTTCGCCTTGGGGCGAGGCCCTGTCTCCCCGATTAATCTTTCATTGTTGAGGGGAGAGCCGATGTTCGCATTGGCATTCGTGGGAGCGTTGTTCACATTGACCGCACCACAGCCCGCATTGCCACCGTTGTTCGTATTGGCACCACGGAAGACAGCACGGAAGCCCGAAGACCGGCTCTCGGGCGACAGCAGCCCGATTGTTAAATCAACGCAAATTTAACACTTTTTCGTCTATCGAGACCGATATAAACATGGAAATATGTCAATGTTCTCTTTGCCCCCTTGCTGACGAGTGTCGGAACAAGTCCGACACGGGGGCTCCCTGCGGTCGCCGGGTGCTTTGCCTTCGGCGCGTACCGGGCTTACTTCGGTGTCATCGATCACCACGGACACTCCGTCAACTCAGCACCCTTTGACCCCCCAGACCTCTTTAGGCCACCGCGTAATACTCCGGCTCCAAGGAAAACTCCTCTGCGAAATCGCAGAGGGGAGAGCCGATGCTCGCATAGGCACGCGTGGGAGCGTTGTACACACCGACCGCACCACAGCCCGCATAGCCACCGTAGCTCGTATCGGCACCACGGAAGACAGCACGGAAGCCCGAAGTGACGTTACCGTTGTTCCAGAAATAGTCACATTGGTAGGTAGATTCACTGCCGCCCGACTGGGTAGGCCACATCTCAAGATTATCGTAACTCATCTTTATGATATAGCCGGAAGCTATCGGAGACGTTGATTTCAATACCATGCCGGCGGTTGAACCGTAAGTATAGGTGCCGTAGATGCTCGGGGTTACCCAGTGCTTCATTGTCTTGTCGGCGTTGGCTTCCGCAAGCTCATCCTCCGACACTCGCCAGATATAGCCAAAAAAGTTTTTTAGGCCGAAAAACACCGGGACGCTGGCGGTATAGGCGGTGGTGCCGTCATCGTTCAGAACTGCGTGTGTGGCAAGTCCGAGCCCGTCGGCAAGTTCGACTCCGGCGCTCGAATGTAGTACCGGGTTATAACTGTTGTAAGCGCCCCAGTTGCCGAATGTGGTCACTCCCGTTCCGAATCCTCCCTGATACAGTCCGTTGGCATCCTTGTTGGCGTTGAATGCCGCCTGTACGTTACGGGTACCCATGACTATCTCTACAAGGATCTTAACCACGGCTGCCGCTCGCATTGTGCCTGCGAGCCAGCCTGCACCGTTTTTATGAGCCGCCGCCGCAAACTGGGCGGTAGTGCGGTTGGTGGCGCATCTGCCGAGCAATGATTTGTTGGTGTCGTCCCATGAGGCATTGTTATTGCCGCCTCGATATTTGACATCATCGTTGATATAGCTGACGAGGGTGTCGGTGTCTCGGTCAAGGGCCGCAAGTCCGGTGGCGCTGATCGAGCCTACCGGGATGCGGTAGTTGTACTGTCCTTTGATCGGATATAAGCTGACCGCCTCGAACTCGAGGACCCCCTGCGTCCACCGGGCATAATAGAACGGTTTACCCCATCCCCATTGGTAGTGCCCCATGCTTCCGTCGAGCTTGGCGGTCTCCCCATTGGCAAAGCGGTAGTGGTTGGTGGGGTCGAGCTTGCGCCGGCTGTGGTCGTTCTTGACAAGGTAGCCTCCAAGACCGAGTATATCCTTGAGGTTTTTTAGCGTCTCAAGGCTGCCACAATAGGTGGCTGCCGCAGGGGTGGCGAGGTCTGTGCGCCACACCCTGCCGCACCACGGGGCGTTTGCCATATCGACGGCAGCTGTCAGGTCCATGCACTGGCTGGCTCCGCTTTTGGTGTCGAAAACCTCTATCTTCTTGTCGGTGGCATCCGTCGAGGCTGCCGGGAGGTCGTCTATCTGCTCGCCTGTTTTGTATGCGTCAAGCATGGCGAGAAGGTCTGCTTCCTGTTGTGCTGTTAATGCCATTTGATTTTCGTTTTAATGGTGTTTGATTTCTGTTATACAATTCTCATTCTCGTTGAGCACCGGATCTTTCCGGATGAGGTGAGGCGCATCCTCGGAGGTCGTACCGTGATGCTGACCTCTTTCCACAGTTCCGTGTTGCCGGGCGGTATCACATAGAAGGTGGTCGTACCGGTGCCGGTGACTGTCAGTTCCCCGGAAGGGTTTACTTTCAGGCTGCTTCCCTCCTCTCTCTGATAGAGGAGGTTCTGCATGACATAGCTCGGCAAAAGCCGGGCATTGATACGCTGTGCCTTCTTGTTCTTTGTCGATATGGTCGCCGGGGCTGACACTTCGAGGATTGCCGGGGCGGCGGCCGACTCACCGGAGATGGCTTTCATCAACGCCTCAAGTTCCACGATCTTCTCTCCTGCCGTCTGTGCCGCCGCGCTTGCGGAGGCTCCGGCATTCTGGGTCTCGCTTTTGAGGGTCGAGAGGTTTTGGGCTTCAGCGTTGGCTGCCGTGGCGGCACGGTTCGCCGCGAGGGTGGCTGCCTCGGCATTGCCCTTGGCGGTGTTCAACTCGGCAATCTTGGCATCGGCTTTGGTCTGACGCTGGGTCTCGTTGCTTTGTCGTGTCGTTTCCTGACTTTGGCGGGTTCTCTCGGCGGTCTGACGTGCCGACTCCTGATTTTGTCGGGTGGTCTCGTTCGCCTGACGGGTCGCCTCGTTCGCCTCGATCTGCTTCCGGGAGTTGTCGGCATTGGTGGCTGCTGCGTTGGCTTTGGCCGTCGCCGCCTGTGCCGCCGCTTTCTCGGCGCTTATGTCCGTTATGGCGGCCGTCACACGGTTGGCGGCGGCATTGGCGTTGTCGGCTGCAGTGTTCGCTTTGGTGGTGGCTTGCTGACAAGCGGCTATCTGAATATCGACATCTTTTGTAAGAAGTTTCAATGGGGCGAGGACATTTTTTTCAACCCCGCCCAATGTGTAACGTGCCGGAAGGGAGGTGATACCGTCAAGCGACGTAGCCACCTCGATACGGTCAACCGCCGTGCCGTGCGTGCGCAGATATTCCAAAAATACCGGGGCAAGCTCGTTGCACAACGCCAGAAGCTCACTATGCGAGGTCTGTATCTGTCCCATGATTCTACTTATTAATCGTTGAGCATTTCGGCGATGCACCCGGGAACAGCGTCATAAACCGCCTTGACTTCTTCGGCGGTCAGGGAGCCGTAGGGCTTGAGCGACGTGATCAGATAGTTGTCCATGGTGTCGAAGCTCACGGTGCCGACTTCCTCGGAGGCTTTGCGGATGGACCCGCTTATCTGGGTCTTGCCTGAGCTGACTATCTTCGTGAAGTTGATTTCCACGCCTTCGGTCACTTTCTCGGGCGCGTAGTTGGTGGTTGAGTTTTCTGCTTTCTTTTCCATCTTGATTTGTTTTATGGGTTAAACATTGTTTTCGATTATATCGACAACCTGACCGTAGGCGCCGCAGGAGTATGCCTCGGCTGCCACTTCCTTGAGAAGGCTGCCCTCCTCGGTGGTCAGCTCCACATCCCCCGGGTTGTCAGCTATCTTGCGGCAGATCTTGTGGAGGTCATACTTCTTCTCAGGAGGCAGAGGGGCACCGCCCACGTTGTTGAGGTTGAAAATTACCATGCACAGCGACTCGGCTATGTTGGTTCCCTTGCCGGTTTTTTCGTTGACCACTTCCTTGCCGAAGCAGTCCGTGAAGGTTTTGTCAAAATTCAGTTTCATATTCTCTATCTTTTTGAGGTTGATGTTTCATTGGTTACCATTCACGCGGGAACTTATGCTGGACCCATGCGCCGTAATAAGTCACGTTGTTATATGTCCATTGTATTTCCCGGTGGTAGATCAGGCACATGGCGTCGCCGCAGCTCTCGATGGTCAGGGGGTCTGAGTATGTGGCATGGCTCTCGCGGTCATAGATGATGAAGCTGCGGCCGCTCTTGGTCTCCCATCTTAGCGTGGAGGAGTTGAACTCCCGGCGGTAGCTCCACCCCGGTATCACACGCACATAGTTGCCGTTGTTGGTGCCGCGCTTGATGAACAGGACGTGCCCGTTATCGTAGGGCTGCATATCCGGTAGCGTCAGCCTTATTTCGCGGGTCTTTGACTCGTAGTCCTTTGAACTGCTTGAGCGCCAGTTGAAATGTGTCGAGACATACACGCTGTTTATATCCCGTGCTATGGTCACGCTCTTTGTCGTCGGAACCGTGGACTGTGTGACGCTGTCGTGTCCTATGACCTGAGTTTTCAATGCGAGACCGGAAACATAACCGCCGCTTATGGCTATGGCGCTGTTGTCTGCCGCCCCACGGGCTCCGACCAAAATGGCGTAGTTGTGACCCAGTCCCCACCAGTCCGACTCGTCGTAATTCTCGAAGCGTGCAACGCCTCTCGCTCCGGAGGTCGAAGGAAACACGTTGCCGCCTATGCCGGCGAAACATCCGTGCGTGTCATTGCGGAAAATTATGTATGCGTCGTTGGTGAAATCCGGACCGTTGGTCAGACCGCTGCCGGAGACACGGAAGCCGCCTATGTGGGCGGTGCCGTCAACTTCCACACGGAAGGAGTTGTTCATTGTCACCATGCCGTTGAAGTTGATTTTCGAGGCTTGGATGGTCACGGACTCGGCACTCTGGTTTATTGCCGATATTATGCCGTCCTTTTCAACGCGCATGGCTATCTGAGTGGAATGCACGTTGATGCTCGCCTCGGCGGTGCTGACGCGTCCGCTCAGAGCATCTACGGTCGTTTTGGTCGCATATATCTGACTGGCGTAGGCGGTGGTCACAAGTCCGCTCGTGTTGGTCAGGTTACCCGAAGCGTCGAAACTTCCGACCACGGTACTGATTTTGTCCTTGGACTGGAGGATGTAGCTCACCGCGTCCTGTTGGTTGGTTATATCCTCCCATGTGTTGGAGTTGTCATAACCGATATAACGGTAGGTGTGGCCGTCGGAGGTGTTGTGCCATGTGGCGCCGACATATTTATGTTCCTGACCGCTCGGCCACGAATTCCACGGGTTATTTGCCTGATTGTAGACCTTGGCGTCCCCCGCGCTGTTTGCGACTGCGGCGACAGCCTCTATCCTCGCTTTGGCTGTGTCAAGGTCACCCTGCACACCCGCCACGGTCGAGCTTATGGAGTCGGTCTTGACACGGAGCGCCGAGATAGCGGTCTCGTTGGCGCTGATACGCGTGGCGTAATTGGTGATGCTGCCTTCGGCCGCATTGAGCCTGACACCGAGCCGTGTTATGTTGTCGTTGATGTTGTCAATGTAATTGGCGTGGAGCGACAGGGTGGCTTCGGCCGCGTCAAGGTCTATACCGAGCTGCGTGACGGTGCCGTTTAGCTTGTCGTATTTGTCAGCGTAAATCCTTATCTGCTCCTCTGCCGCGTCAAGTTCAATGCCGAGATTGGTGACCGTGCCCTTCAGATTATTGATGTTGGTGCCAAGCAGCCTGATATTGCCGGCTGTCTGAATAATCTGCGTAGAGACTTCTCTCTTGAAGTCATCGAGGGGCTTGTCTGTTACGGATAATACCGACACATACATGTCTCCGGTATATTGCAGAACGAAGTCACCTTTGCCGTCCCATGTGCCCTGCCATTGAAGGTCCTGCCACTCCATGGAGGAGGTGACAGTCACAGTTGCCGGAACCGGGAGGGAACCGGGCTCGGAGGTTGCTCCGCTCATTCCGATGGTCAGGGTTCCGTCGCTTTTGGCAAAGAAACGGATGCTCATGTAAAGCGTGTCCTTGACATCTACCCATTGGTCGGTCATGTCGTTGGGCGTGGGCGGCACGTATTCCTTGTGGGTGCCGGGCTTGCGGATCAACGCGTTTGCCTGACGGATTGAACTCTTTTTCAGATGCAACACATTGCGACCGTCAAGCTGCTCGATACCGGCAATCCTGCCGTCGGCTATGTATGTATTACCGTTCATCAGCAACGCCTCGCCGTTGGAAGTTATCACCTTGCCGTCATCCTGAGCGGTCCAGCCGTCCATTGTCTCGTCAAAGGTGGCGTTGCAAAGGTAGTTGTCATCTTCCGTCAGCTCATAACGGAGGTTGCTGTACCGGGTGGCGAACATCGCCTTGAGCATTTCTATCTTCGCATCAATGCTCTCTCCTGTCCGGCGCAACCGGAAGTCACCGACGGCATACAGGTTTGTCAGCAGTTCGCCGAAGCCGTCAAGCCACCCGAAAAGGTGATGGTGTATGCCCTTGAGGTTGCCGAGCCTCCCCTTCAGATAATTATCGGGGTCGGTTTTCATTCCGTAGACAATATCCATGTAAGGCGTAGCGGTGCCGACCGTGATTATCTGGATCAAGCCCTTGCGGTCGGCATCGGTGGCATTGTCAACACGTGTGAATGTGTCGCCCTTGGATATGACATCGGCGGCAACCCTGCCGTCTGCCGACACGAAGTTTTTGAACTCCACCCAGTCAAGGCGGTCTGCGCCGTCGTTCTGATCGCCGCAACCGGCATCGGTGATGATAAGCTCATAGTGCTTGGTGATATAATGGTCGTTCTCGGCAGAGGGCATCCCGTTATACTGCTGCACCATTATGTAGTCATCCTTGCGGAACGGATTGTAGAATTTGCCGTCATGAGTCTGGAGATAGACCCTGCCTGTCGCCGGGTCGTAATGGTCAACCTCCATCATTCCTGTGAAGATGCGGTTGTCATTCTCGCCCAGCAACTGGGATATTACCATAGTGAAAACACGGAGTGTACCACGTATCACAATGTCGTCAAACTCGGCGGTATATTTCGTTTCCGGAATGCCAAGAGCGTTCAGAACCTTCCTCTTGAATATGGCCCACCCTTTGCCGCCGATGAAGCCGGAGATGAAATCCTCGCTTGACAGCTGACCCCGGAACTCGGACGCGCCGTTGACCTGCAGCTGCGCCAGTGTAGCCTTGAGCCGGGTGAGCAGCTCGCCGAATATGGCATTGCCGTCCGCGTCGATCTTAGCTCCGCTCAGCCCCTCTTTGTAAGTGCCGACCTCCAGTCCGGCAAGGAACTTGATCAGCCCCGCAGCTTCGTCGTCATGAAGCCGGGAGAGCGCACGCTTGGCTATCTCCTTTATCGTGCGCAGAGCGCTCATAAGGTTGTTGTCTGTCAAAGGCGTGCCATCCCCCGTCTTGACTATATCCGGCAAGACGCCTCGTGACAGCTGCACGTATGCCTTCACTTCATCGATGTTGCCCTTTATTTTTTCAAGGGCACCGGTAGAGAGGGCATCGCTAATCTCAAGATCCATCTGAGACGGAAGATTGATCTTACGAGTAATCTTCGTTATGCGACTATCTTTGTAACCTGTTTCCGGGAAATAATCGGGACTCTCAAGCCGGACACGCTGTCCTACATGAAGCTCAAGTTTGCGCTTATCGATATTTTCATAGTCCGTCGGGGCCTTGAAACATGATACATCAACACAGTGCCGGCTATTGTATTCATGCACCGCAGCGAGAAATTCAGCCTCTGCAAGCGGATAATACTCATCCGGCATCCGCATATTCCAAGGTATATAACGGTCGCCCGGATTTGGAATAAGCACACCGTATGGTAAATACCCGGAGTCTGTAAACAGGGGGATTATTTCAAACTCCCGGGTACCACTGTCAAAATTGATCTCAAAATAATGGGTCCCGTTGTCATCATTTCCAAGCCCCGCAAGTTCGCTCCCTTCCTGAAATGTCACACGTTTGACAAGTGAGCCGAGATCGTAATTATTGGGGTCGAAAGGCAAATTATCATCCTTGAAGTAATATACATTGTATTTATCGCCTTCCTCATTGGTACGTTCCTCACTGCGAACATTGCTTACCGTGCCGGTATATCGCGGGAATATGTCGGCAAAGGCATTCTCCTCATAATGATGGATTATACCGTACTTGTCGGTGTTGACATCCACATATTGGACTCCTCCCGGCAACTGCAACCGGCTGTGGCCGTATTTCGCCGGATCTATGTTTTTAGATGATCCGGTGGGGAACAGGCGCGTGTATACCTTTGCGTTGTCTGCCACATCAGGCTGTATCTTCGTCAACCCATTCTGATAGCCAAGTGTGACGCGCTCCCCGTGTTCGCACCGGCACAGATTGACGGTGGTGCCCTCAATCCAAAACTCCGATCCTACCGCATCCGCAATGGCCTTGAGCCCCGCGTCACAATATTTGCCGTGATAGTCAACAACTATATTGTCACCTCCATCGACGGTTCCGACTTTCCAGTCATTGGTGCCGAATCCGGCGTTTATGGATTTCACGATCAAGGCGACATGCTCACGCGGTGGTGCTGTGAGGGAGAACACCGGTTCGTTGCCCCCGTCTGTGGTATTCAGGACAAGGAACCGGGATATAAGGTTCTCCAGCCCGTAGAACTTCATCGAATATTCCCACTCCACCGTGGATCTCTGAACCGGGCGGTATTTCTCGGTCAGCCAGTAGCGCCGCCAAAGGAAGTCCACATAATCGTTGACTTCAAACGACACACGACGGGGCAATGTGAAGGAAATATTCAGGACATTGCCTGACTGTATCTCCTCCACCTGCGTACTGTTGTCCCTCGGTTCTACTGAGAGTTTCAGTGTGCCGTCTCCTGAATATATTTTAAGTTCCATTCAAATGCCGTTTTAATGTTGTCAGAATTCGGGGTTAGGCTCATGGAATTTGATTGTAAACCGAGCCGCCACCATGCCGTTCCCTATATCCTCCAGATGGTCATAGTCCGAGCAATCCCTGTAATAGACCCGATAAGTCTTGCCGAGTTCCGGCACCCGGATCTCGAGCCATCCGTCAGCGCCGTTTTTCAAAAACGATACGAAGGCATCTCGCTTTGACATGAAGGCGGCACGGTCATCGGCCGCCACCGCAAACTTCAATGATACGTCACGCGGCTCCCATTTCTGCACAAGTTTTTCAGGCAGCTTCTCCCCGTCCTGTTCACGGAAGCTGACAGCGATATGCGCCTTGGTCGCCGGTGGTTTCTGCAAGGCGGAGTAATTCTTGGTTTCCCCCTCTTTATCCTCTACCAGCCATGCGCCGAAGTCAGTCCAGACATCACGGTTGTTTATGAATAGCAGCCCTTTCATTATATCGTTCATAATTGTCTCAATTTAATTCCGTTTATACGCAGATCATGTATATCTTCAGCCATCTCCGGCAAAGCATCGACTTTCTCCAATATCTTTCCTATGGTGTCGCACAACTGCCCGAATGTGTCCATAAAACCGTCGAGAGCCTCATCTATGGAAGCGGCGTGCATCTGAACGCTCGTGAACAGACCTTCGAGCTTGGTACCCTGCTCCTGACTCAGTGCCGTATAGACTCCTGCGCGTCCGCTCGGGGATGATCCGTCGGTGTCGCTGTCGTTTTTCCAAAGATCAAACCCCATGGCGGCCGCCTTCTCCTTCCACGCCTCCATCCATGCTTGTGCGGCATCCACGTTTTTGCCGATATTGTCATAGAAGCTGTCGATAACGCCCATAGCCTCGTTGGCTATGGCTTCCTCGCTCTTGCCGCTTCCGTATATGCTTTTAAGTTTCGCCTGAAGCTCGGTGAACTTGTCAGCGAAAAACAGCGAGTAGGCTATCTGCTCACCGAGATTTTCAAGGACTCCGGCCGCACTGGCGGCGAAGTTTTCAAGCGCCGTGCCGCTACCCTTCAATGCGGAGGTTACGGCATCCATTATCCCTGAGCCCAGACTACCGAAAGTCTCGGTAAGATAGCTCTCAAGAGCATCCTCGGCCTCGTCCATCGCATCCTTCAGCTCGATAAGGTTCTCGAGATAGCTCCGGGTCTCATCACTCATTTTCCGGGTGTCGAGTATCACACGCAGCATCTCGGTGTCAAGCTCACCGTTAGCCTTAATCAGCTCGGGATATACGCTAAGGATTGAACTGTACAGATCTTTGCCTTTACCCCATCCGAACAGTCCGGTCTTCTTATGTCCGGTTACAATCTGAGCGTTGTATAATGCTCCGAAACCTGCGTTATACGCGTCAAGACGCTTGCGGTATGTGCCTCCGGCATCATTGGTCAGTCGTTCCCAAAAAGTCTGTTTAGGAGCGTCGCCCTGTAGTTCCTCCTTGAACTGTGCCAATGCTTGACGGTAAACCTCTATGGCATTGGCCGCCTTGGCTACTTGCTTTTCACCAAAAATACTCTCGGCATCCTTCATCAACAGGTTCTGCTGCAGAAGCAGGAGATTATACTGGCGTTGGAAGTCGAGCTTGGCACGCTCTATTTCTTTCAAGGCTTCCCTGTGGCGGGCTTCCGCAGCAAATGCCGAGGTCAGAAACTTAATCCCCTCACCTACGGCTGCGCCTATGCCTCCGACAATGCCACCCTGCGCAAATCCCTGCCCTATGTTTGATACGGCACCCATCAGCTGCTGAACGCCATTCACGGCATCGGAAATCTCACTTTCGCCGAGTTGCTCGAGCATGGCGCCCAGTTCCGCTCCGGCTTCCTGCGCCGCACCGGCTATAGTGCCGATCGACCCGGCTATCTCTTTTGCTCCTCCAGCTCCACGCAATCCGGATATACCGGTTTTGAATGTCTGGAATATTCGCTCCCATTTGTTTGTGGCACCCTTGCCGCCTCCAAGCAGTTTATCAAGTGCCTTTTTAAGTTTGTCAAGTTCTGCCGGACTTGCCTCGATATTCTTGAGCTGCTCATCGCTTATGAAAGTGAGCCCCTCCGCTGTGCCTTTCCCGTTCAGATAGGCACGGAGTTTACGGGCCTGTGCAATCAGCCCTTGCAATGCGTCAAGGCTCATGCTTGAGTAATCACCGAATAGATTACGCAAAAAATCATTATCCTGCGCCATGCTCCGGGCTTCCTCGTCATTTATCGCCTGAATGCCCTGACGCACTTTTTCCCGGGCGAACTCTATTGCCCGGTCTATCTCATCACCGTTTTCTGCGGTACGTGCCGCCTCAAGAGCCGCTATGTCGGCATCGCCCTGACGCTTTATAGTCGAGCGTTGCGCCTCGTAGTCCTGATATTTGCCTAACAGTGCCTGCAGCTCATCCTCGCGCGTCTTCTGCCTGTCGGCTGCATCCTTGTTTTCCCGGGCTGTAATTTCTGCCGTGGTGGCGTCATATATCTGCGCCGCAAGAGTGCGCTGGGTGGCGGCCTGCGCATGGATATTGGCAAGCTGCTCAGGTGTCACCTTCTCGCCAGCTTCCTTGAGTTTCCGGTATAGTTCCACCCTTTGTTGTTCCTCGGTAGTGATACGTTCTTTTTCCCGCTCGAAATTCAAAAGAGCCTCGGCGCGTTCTTTCTCATAGCCTTCCCGAATAATGTCTATGCGGCGGTCCTCAATCCGACGGGTTGCCTCGAGTTCCATTTCGGCAAGAGTGTTTTTGGGCTTTGTTTTTTCCGGTTTGCCGCCATCGCCGGGGCTCTCCGGAGCCGTAAAGCCTCCTATGTGTGATTTATTCCTTAACTCCTCCATCTGACGCTGTAAAGCCTCGGCTTCAGCAAGGCTGTCCTCGCGTTTCTTTATGGCTGCCTTCATAGCCTCGTTATATGCCAGTTCAGCCGGATCACTGCCGTAATGTCCTTTTTTGCCGCCACCGAAAAACATATAGGCCTTGCCGCCGGCACCAAAAAACGGTCGGTAATGCTCCACTCCGTTTGCCTCGATATTGGCGACTTCTTCATCTGCCTTGACCGCCTTGTCAACCAACGCCTGTGCCTTGGCTTGCAGGAAAAGCATCTGCACGTAATCCTCTCCTTTCCGGATTAATATATCGTACCATTCGGCGATGGTATTGTAATAGCCGAAACTCTCCCCGTATTTACGGTTGAGTTCATCGACCTTCAACCGCTCCTGTTCCTTGGTCCCTGTAAATTCTTTCAGAGTTCGGGCTGTGTTGTCAATCTCAAAACGTGTCTTGATCATCTGGGCGCGTCCGGAACTCTCTATCTCGACAAGTTCGCGCGCCTTTTCTGCGGCAGCCTCCTGCGCGTCGGAGTATTTGTTCCACGCCATGACAAGACCGGTCACCACAAGCGACAACCCCAATGTGAGTGTTGCCATCAATGCGGTGGCCGCTGCGTTCGATATGCCGAGAGACACAGCAAGTCTTGTGTTGGCGGCAGTCAAAAGATCCTTGGCTTTCCGCACCGTCACGAGGCGGAAGGCGGAGTCCTTATTGAGCGTGTTGAACACCTGCTGCAACCCCATAGTGATAGCCATTACACTCTGTACCCGGGTCTGTATTTTCACAAGCTCCTCGTTCTCGGATGCGAATGCCCCCATTATGCCGGTTGCGACCGTGAACATCCCGGACAGTCCGCTGACACCGCTCATAACGCCTTGCAGTCCCGCATCGTCATGCGCAAGGATATTGGTCTGTGTGCGAAGGTCTCCTATCGTGTCGGATAAGGTAGCAGCCTTGGAAGCCATATCCTGATATTCCCGGGTATTCTGTTTGCCCTCGAGACGCATACGGGCCATCGCATCGAGCAATTCCCTGAGCTCCATAGAGAGCCGTTTGGTTGATGTTGAGTTTTTCCTGTGTTCCTCCTCAAGAGCGGAAAGTGCGATCTTATCCTCATACAACGCCTTTGTGCAGGCGTCTATCTCGGCTTTCATCTCGAGCTGCGCCTTGCCGGGTCCCATACGGTCATATTGCGCCTTCAGGTTCTTGAGATAGTTTTCCGCATATTTCACATTATCCTTCAATAACGCTATGCGGTCTGTGATGCTCTTGGCGACACGCTCGGCTTTGTCACCAAGGGACTCAGCCGACTGCCCGGCCTTTTCAAGTCCGGGAGTCAGCTTGTCTCGCATCAGGAATTCTATCTCGACTGGTTTCATTGGTCCCTATTGGTTCTGTTGTAATTTTGTTTGAAAAAATCCGGCGGTGCTTTTAGGCTTCCCGCCCTTCTCATTCCTGCCGGCTTTAGACCTGCGCCGACTCTCATAGTGCGGAGCGTCGGCAAGCATCATCCGCAGTGTCTGGTAATTCACCTTCCACATGATGTATTCTCTGCTCCAGCCGGTGGCGGCCGCTATCTGCCAGAGGATCCCGAAGGGGCTATGGCTACCGACATACTCGGTGGTTAACTCCCCTTCCTTTTTTGGCTCGTTCTCGGTGACAGCGGGTTCACCCGCTCCACCGATCCGATAATGTTCATAAAAGACTTGGTGCCGAGCAGGGATATGAAACGCATGTTCGCGCCCTGCACCCAACGATCATCCACAATCCACCGCAGAAGCCACGCCACTACGGGTGTAAGCAGCCACCCGGACAATTTTCCCCGGCATATTGTGAGTGCCACCATCTTACTGACCCGGACACCGTGGAGTGCCATGAAGGCAAGCTCTTCATGCTTGTTGAAACGTTCCATAGCCTCATGGGTGGTGCCGGTCTCAAGATACAGTTTAGCTATCCTAATCTGGTTGCCGAGGCAGGGCCGTCTCATCGTCAGCCGGATCTGAAGGGGCTTGCGCCGGAAAGGGATCTTTATCCGGAGCAGAGGCAGCGACACCCCGACATCGAGCAGGGCATCGGCCGCCTCTATTTCTATCTCCTTCCGCATGGCTTAGGCGTTGCCGGCTTGGGACAGGCTTACGGTGACTTTTTTCGACGGATCCGACACGAGGGCGAATTCAACACTGCCGTTACGGGCCGCGCCGGCGTTGGCCGAAGCTGTAACGGTTATGTGACCGTTGACGATCTCCATTGAGAAGCCTGCCGGAAGCATCCCGGCGGTGAATGGACCGGAAGCGTCTATCTCGATCACCTTGCTCTCCCCTGCCTTGGTGAAAGAAAGCTGTGTCGGGGTAGCAGAAATGAAAGGCACGGTGGGGTACATGGCGAATGGGGAACCGCCATCAGCCGGCTTGGTCATCTCCATTTCACACTCTATACCGAGGGCGCTGTCGCCGCCGATCTTGCCTCGAACGAGACCGTCGAGGGTCATATTCTTTATCTCTATGGTCTGCCCTGTACCGGCGAGTATCTTCAACGGACCCGAAAGACTCACGGTATTAGCCGGGGCATCCCAGCGTTCCCCCGTCACAGTGCCGCCCATGACAGCCTTGCAGTTTTCAGGTAGAAGCTCAATAAGAGTGAATTTAAGTATGTTGGTGCCATCCTTTTTCTTAATCTTTTTTACAGGGGCATTGCGCACCTGCGCACCCCAGAGCTTGATATATTCTGCGGAGTCACCGCCCCAGTCTATGCCTTCATCGGAAATGACACCGATTTTCTTGTTATCGAACACCAGTGCGTCAAGCAGCATGATGTATCCGTCATTTACATATACCATAACTTATTTTTTTATAAGGGTTGTTATTTTGTTTTTTAGTTTCCTGATTGGAGACGCGCAAAGCACTCCAATTACAAATCCCGCCAGAGTCCACCAATGGCGCGTCTCGGGAGGTTTGTCACGCGCCTTGGACTGTTCACCATGCAGAGCATTCAATTCGGCTGTCTGGGTGGCGCTGAATTTTTCAAGCCGTGATAATTCCCGGCGCAGACTGTCGATCTCACTGTATTGCTCGAGATTCATTTCACGATAGAAATGATACAGTCTGCTTATGGAATCGCATCGCCCTGTCACGGTTATATTATCCCCCTCCTTGCGGAGTTCTACTCCGGCGCGCCCATCCTTTGCTGTGTAACCGGCACCGTCAGGAAGGTCACGGAGGCTCTGTATCGGGACATTCAGTCTCGCCAATTCCGCCGCAATCCCCTCCGCCGTGACAGCATGGATCATCAGGCATTCCTTCTGACCTGACTTCTTCGACATCAGGCTCCCCGACTGGGTTGTCTCCAGTGTGTCGAGGTATTCTGAGGCAGCTGTCGATAACGCCTCCTGCGACACGGTTCTCTCCTTGTGTCTTGTTGACGCGCACCCCACGAGGATCATTGCCACGGCCACCATTAGTGTTAGGGTTGCCCCTCTGATTAGATGTTTCATTGTTTTTCTTTGTGAATTTGGTTATTTCGCTGCGTAAGAGATCCACTTCCCTCAGGAGGGTGCGCTGCTTTAACAGTATCTCCTCCAGATTGGCTTGCAGACCCGCATTCTCTTTCCTCAGCTGCACATTCTCAGCAAGGATCTTACGGTTCTCATCGGACAGCATATTGATGGAAGCCTGCAACTTCGAGAGCATATCGTTGTTATGCTCCCTACGGCCGACAAGCCATGTGAACACGCTGCCGATAAAGCCGCCGGGAAGGGCGAACATTAAAAAGTTGAGCAGGCTATCCATTGCTTTGTTGATTGATTATTGTTTGATACCTATTGACTCCAGCCACTTATGCACATCAAAGCTCGGACATGCTTTGGCAGCTACTTCGTTGTGACCTATGATCCTGACCCCGTGAAAGCGTCGATGGAAATCTCGCACATAAGCCTCCATCGCCTTGAGCTGTGCCGGGGTGCGCGTGTCCTTCGGTTGGGACATGTCTTTTGTCATGCCACCGGCATAGACCACATGACGGCTGACCGAGTTATACCCTTTGGCGCCGTTGGTTATCTCCCACGGATCTACATTGGCATCCTCATTGTTGTTAACCAAGCGTTCAACCGTTCCGTCAAGGTGGATAATATCGGTATAACCGACCTGCTGCCATCCTCTGCCACCCTTCGACACCGGGCTGAGGTGCATACGCCTTATATCGTCGCCTGTCACCTCGCGCCCTTCAGGTGTCGCGGTGCAATGGAGCACGAGATATTTTAATGCCGCCATCACGCTTTGGGCTGGGTAAGGGTTATGACCGCCTTCTTTGCCGGAGCCTCAGTGAGGGTGACTTCAATACTGCCACTACGCGCCGCCTCTCCGTCATTTACGGCAGTTGTTACAGTAAGCCCTGTTGCAGTCTTGACCACCGTAAAGCCGGCGGGAGCCGCACCTACGGTATAGTCCCCACTGGCAGTGACGACAACCTCTTTGCTTTCACCCGCAGCGGCAAATACCAGTGCTGTCGGATTGGCGGTGATACTTTTTTCGGGGGCCTTGAAAAGGGGATTCTCTCGTCCGTCAAATACCACAAATTCCTCACCGAATCCGATGTTGGTGTCTGCTTTCATGAGCAGCTTGAAGAAGTAGAGTTCGCCGGCATTGCTGTACTTGTCGATCTGAATCACACTCTCATCGTCCTGCAGGTTGACTGCGGCAAAGAGATTGCCGTCAGCGTCAGGGGAACAGAGAGTCGCGACGATAACTCCGTCGGGCCATGACGAGACAGTCTCTATGGTGATACCCTTGTAGCGTTTGCGGTTCATCTCGGTCTCATCCGAGTTCTTGTGCTCGCGCTTGGTGAGCTCATCGTCATAACGGTCGAAATCATCAACGCTCATGATGATGCGGAGTTTCGGGTTTTCACGCATAGCCTTCGGGATGGAAGCTCGTATGTCTTTGAGAACTTCAAGCATTGTGGTGCCCTCCGAACTTACTACGATGCATTCCGGATCTTTGGCGGCCTGAGTCAAAATACCGTCCATCAGTTCATCGTCGGTATCGCCGTATGTGCCGTTGATATAGTGCCATCCGAGCTCGAACTGCACCTGCTTTGACAGAGCCTCAAGAAGTGCGTTCTGTGCCTCCGGGGGAAGCTGCGAGAATACAAGGTTCCCTTTAGGCTGCCATTTGCGCCAGATATGCTCAAAAGCGCGCGGATTAAACGTGGTGAACGCCATGAGGTCCTTGGGATCGAGCGAATGTTCGCTGTAATTGAAATCGCCCTTGCTGTCCTCGAGGGTGGGATTCACCTTCTGTTTCTGGAGCATCCTTCCTGCCTTGAGACGAGGAATGCTGATTTTTTTCTCAACTCCGGGGATAACCATAATGAGTCCCTTGCTCACTATTTCATTACCCGTGGTCGCAACGGTCAAGATGGTTTCAAGCACCTCACCATTGTAATTGGTGTTTTTTACTACTATTGCCATAGTGTCTTTTATTGGTTGGTTTTACTTATTGAGACTGTCCTTGATCTCCTTCATGCGGCGTGCCCAAGGTCCCTCATTGCCGGTCGAGTGGTTTATATCCTCCATGACCTTACGCTTGGGCGTGAGAGCTGCAAGAGCCGCCTTCCCTTCCGCCATGTCACGTTTGAGGATGTTCTCGAATGTAGGGCGGGTCTGGGCGTTGATGCGTCCGTCATTCTCGGCCGCGTCGAGAAGGGAGGTGCGCTCGGCAGCTTCATCGGCAGCGACCTTATCCTCGAAGCCTTTGACTTTCGCCTTCAGTTCCGTATTTTCCTGCTCCAACGCAGGAACCTTCTCCGCCGCCTTCTCGAGGTCGTCGATCTCTTTGAACGCAGCCGCGTCATCCGCACAGTCCTTGAAGCGCGGACGCTTTTTGAGTTCTTCTAAATTCATTTGATTGTCGTTTAATGGCCTTTCGAGCCGGTTATTGAATATACTGTATATCTGTTCCGGGGTGCTGTCATCCGGTACCGGGTCGGCATCATAGATACCGTCAACCAGACCGAGCGCAAAAGCCTCTCCGGCAGTCAGCCAGTGGTCGTTGTCATCAAAGTAGGAGGATTTTATTTGTGCCTTATCCGTTTTTAGCTTTGAGGCGAGCATATCGGCAAGACTGTCCTCGAGGGACTGTATCTCATCTATGCACCGGCGCAGCTCGGTCTTATTGCCGTAGCACCCTCCGCTGACACTGTGGAGCATAAGCCGGGCATACTTGCTCATGGTGACAGGCTTACCGCACAAAGCAAGCACAGCCGCCATGCTTGCTGCCACGCCGTCTATGTATATATGTATGTCGGCACTGCTTCCTTTCAGAGCGTTGAATATCGCAATACCACTGTAAACATCGCCTCCGATGGAGTTGATGCGGACATCTATCCGGGCACCGGAATTTTCGGCAGCCTTCAGCTCAGACACGACATTGCCGCTTTTAACATCGCCATAATCCCCGATCTCTCCGTAGAGGAGTATGGTCATGCTCCCGTCGGGGGCTGTCTGTATGTTGAAATATCTGTTCATCTTCACTGTGTTTGATGCGGTCCGCCCGCGTTTATGGTGCAAAATTGCCATAAAACAACGGGGTATGAAAACCCCGGTTTTATCATACAACTTTATGGCGTTATCATACCGCCATAAAGTTGTATCATGCGGTCTCACTTTCTCCAACTCCCTTTTTTATAGCAATTTTGCATCATAATTATCAATGTTATGGCAGATTTGACTAACGCCCAGAAAAAGGAATGGGCAAAGACATTATACCTCCGTGAGAACCTTACCCAACAGGAAATAGCCGACAGGGTGGGATGCTCGCGCGTCACCGTGTCAAACTGGGTGCGCGCCGGCAAATGGGAGGAACAGAAAGTTGGTATAACCCTCACAAGACAGGAGCAGGTCGCCAACCTCTACCGTCAGGTGGCGGAGATAAACCGTACGATAGCCGAGCGACCGGAAGGAGAACGTTTCGCGACATCGAAAGAGGCTGACATACTCGGAAAACTCGCGGCGGCCATATCGAAAATGGAACAGGAAATAGGCATAGCCGACACTATAAGCGTACTGACCGGTCTTATAGAATGGCTGCGCCCCCACGACATAGAGAAAGCGAAGGAGATAACCCGTATTGCCGACGCATACATAAAAGACAAGCTATGAAACAGGTTGACAAAATAGCCCTTCAGGACTGGGAAAAATTCAAGGAGGATATTGCGCGCTCAACCCCGGTCGATAAGACCATGACCCATGCCGAGCGAGAGAAACACCGCATATATCTCGAGGCGCATCCCATCGAATGGATCAAGTTCTTTTGCGCGCCTTATGTCAAAAGCGAGTTTGCACCGTTCCACAAACGGGCGATCAGACGCATCATAGCAAACGGGGAATGGTTCGAGGTTCTCTCTTGGAGCCGTGAGCTTGCGAAATCAACCATTACCATGTGCATTGTTCTGTATCTGATACTGTCGGGCAGGAAGCACAATGTGATATTGACCTCAAACTCGAAAGACAACGCTGTCCGGCTATTGGCTCCCTACCGTGCAATGCTTGAGGCAAACGGCCGCATAATCGCATACTACGGGGCGCAAATGACTCCGGGATCATGGACCGAGGATGAATTTCTCACAAAGGGAGGTGCCGCATTCCGCGCCCTCGGTGCCGGGCAATCTCCACGCGGATCACGTAACGAGGCAATCCGACCGGATGTGCTGCTCATCGATGATTTCGACACCGACGAGGACTGCAAGAACCCCGACATAATACAGAAGCGGTGGGAATGGTGGGAAAAAGCCCTCTACCCCACCCGCTCCATATCCACGCCGACTCTGATAATATTCTGCGGCAACATTATCGCGAAGGATTGTTGCGTGGTCCGAGCCGGAGCCATGGCCGATCACTGGGACATTGTGAATATTCGCGACAAGGAAGGTAATTCCACTTGGCCGGAAAAAAACTCGGAGGAGTTCATCGACCGCACCCTTTCAAAAATCTCGACCAAAGCCGCACAGGGTGAATACTTCAACAACCCAATATCTGCCGGGGAGGTGTTCGAGTCTGTTACATACGGCAAGGTTCCCCCTCTTAAAAAATTCAAGTTCCTTGTGGCATACGGGGACCCGTCTCCGGGCGAGAGCAAGGCTAAGAAGGGAAAATCTTTCAAGGCTGTCATGCTTATGGGGAAACTCGAAGGCAAATTATATGTCATAAAGTCACGACTTGCAAAATCGCTCAATGCCGAGTTTATAGACTGGTATGTGCAACTTCTGGAATATGTGGGAGGTATAGTCCCGGTATATTGCTACATGGAGAACAACAAACTACAGGATCCATTTTTTCAGCAGGTGTTCCGGCCGCTTGTCGCAAAAGTCCGCAAAGAGAGAGGCATCCAGTTGTATATCCGACCGGATGAACGCAAAAAGACAGACAAGGCAACCCGCATAGAAGCCAACCTTGAGCCGATGAACCGGGAGGGCAATATGATCCTGAACGAGGCTGAGCGTGACAACCCGCACATGAAAGAGCTCGAGGACCAGTTCAGACTTTTCACACTCACATTGCGCTATCCGGCCGACGGTCCGGATGCTGTCGAGGGTGGCAACCGCATATTGGATGAAATCATGCGTAAGGTTGAAACGCCATTGACCCGCTCCCGATCGGAAATAAGCCGGCGAAACAAACGTAGATTATAACACATAAATTCCATATATGAGCCAATTCGTACAACTTTCAGATTACGACGCGTCAATACACCGGGAGATACTCGATGCGCTTACACGTGACGATGATACCGTGGTGGAGATATGCGAGGACAGGGCCATTGCCGAGATGCGCTGCTACCTGTCAAAACGGTATGACTGCGACCGCATATTCTCGGCTGCGGGTGACGACCGCCACCAGTTGGTGTTGATGATGGTCCTCGATATTGCCGTGTACCACATTTTCTGCATACACAATCCCCAAAAGTTGTCCCAGATCCGGAAAGATCGCTACGAGCGTGCGGTGGAATGGATGAAGGCGGTCGCCCGTGAGGACATATCTATCGAGGGTGCCCCGCTTCTGCCCGAGGAGGAGCGTGTGGCAGGGTCCACATTCCGCATCCGCAGCAATCCCAAACGAGTCAGTCACATGTAATCATCACAATTATGAGCAAAAGAAAAAATAATCCGGAAAGCCGCCCCGGATTGATAACCTCCGGTGGCAACGTTCCACGACCGGGACAGTCCCGTCCCCCGGTCGTAGTGCTTACACAGCCTAAGCGGTTCGGGATAGACATAGCTGATTATACGGAAGCGATCAGGTCAGCCGAAAATATCGACTTCCCCCGTCGCTACAAGTTATATGACCTGTACGCCGACATCCTTATGGACTCGCACCTGTCCTGTGTAATCGAAAAGCGCCGTAATGCGGTACTGTGTTCCGACATAGAGTTCAGGCGTGACGGTAAACCGGATGATAGGGTTAACGAACAGATCCGCTCCCCTTGGTTCTCGAGGCTTGTGAGCGACATTATCGACGCACGGTTCTGGGGATTCACGCTATGCCAGTTTTTTAAGGATGGCGAATGGATAAACTATAATCTGGTCCCGCGCAAACATGCGGACCCCGTGCGCCGTATGATACTCCGTCACCAGACCGATATAACCGGCATAGCGTGGGATGAATACCCGGATCTGCTGTTCGTCGGAAGGGACGATGATCTCGGACTGCTCGCCAAGGCTGCCCCTTGGGTGATATACAAGCGCAACACCACCGGGGACTGGTCCCAGTTCTCCGAGGTGTTCGGTATGCCTATTCAGGAATACACCTATGATTCCGACGACGAGGGAAGCCGTGAGCGTGCCATTTCCGACGCCGCAAACGTAGGTAGCCTCGCCACGTTCGTACACGGCAAGGACACTTCTCTCAATCTGATTGAGGCCGGTAACAAGACCGGCTCCGCAGATGTTTACGAGCGGTTATGCGAGAGATGCAACAACGAGATTTCAAAACTGTTCCTCGGGAACACGCTTACCACCGAGTCATCCGACACCGGCACTCAGGCACTTGGCACCGTGCATAAGAAGGGAGAGGACAAAATCGCCCAGTCCGACCGGCTATATGTCCTTGATGTGCTCAACTATGAGGCTGCCGACATATTCGCCCGCATGGGCATCGACACCACAGGTGGCAAGTTCTGTTTCCCTGAGAAAAAAGACCTTGATCCGACATCCAAAATCAACATACTGACACAGCTACGCACCGGCTTCAATCTGCCAGTAGATGATGATTACCTCTATGAGGAATTCGGCATCAGCAAACCGGCAAATTATGAAATGATAAAAAAAGAGGAACAGGAACAACGCGGCCGTGAAGCCGAGGAGGCGAAGTCTGCCGCAGAACAGATACCACAAAATGACGGTGACACGGAGGATGATCCGGACAAAGACAACAATCCGGGAAATGGGGAACAGGGCGACGACAAGGATCTGCCGGAACCTAACGAAAAACAAAAAAGGACTTTCAAAAACTGGCTGAAAAGTTTTTTCGCAAAAGCCCCGTGGAACACCGGGGCGGTTTTAGAATGGTAGTTGACGGTCTTTATTATGGCAAGGACACCGAGGTTACGTCATCGTTCGATTTTTCAGACGAGACACTGCGCAGTGCCCTGTTGAATATTTACTCAAAAGACTTCCATCCGGCATCCGACATCGAGGTCACTCTTTTTAACAAGGTATGGGCGACAATGGATAAGGCGGTAAAAAAAGCCTTTGGCAATGTGTTACCCTCCGATCCTGACGCAGACTTTATTGAAGCCCTCCGCAGGAATAACGCTGTGTTCTCGGCATTCAAAGTACACCGGGCGCAAAATGACATGGCACGTCTTTTATTGGACTCGAACGGCAATCTAAAGCCGTTTGAACAATGGTTGAACGAGGTTATGCCTATCGCCAGCCACCAGTGCCGGACTTGGCTCAAGACCGAATACGACACAGCTGTCATACGTGCGCATCAGGCTGCGGACTGGCGTCAGTTCTCAAGGGAAAAAGACATTCTCCCAAATCTTAAATGGGGACCGTCAACCTCCATCACTCCGGGTGAGGACCATCGCATATTCTGGGGTGTTGTGCGCCCGATAGACGATGATTTTTGGAACCACCATAAGCCCGGCGACCGTTGGAACTGCAAATGCACGCTGTCATCGACCGACGAGCCTGTGACACCGGTTCCCGCCGGGACCACCCCGTCATCAACCCCTCAAAAAGGGCTGGAGAATAATCCGGGCAAGGATGCGAAGCTGTTTTCAGACTCCCACCCGTATAAGACGGAAGCCCATGCCGGCGCAAAGAAGGCTGTTGACAAACTGTTGAAACGTCTTGAGGAGATGATGAAGGAAATGCCGGATCATTTCACCCCTGACGAAAAGACCGCCATAGCCCGGGACAATCTCGAAATTGAAAAGGCTCTCGGTATCACAAAAGGCAAACCTATGACAGTGGAGGATGCGGACAAACAGTCTGCAAACCCGAATTATGTGCCTGAATATATACTCGATCCGAAGGGTATCTATAAGGACAAATACGGTAATACGTATCGATTGAACAAAGAGTATGATAAATCAAAACACCGTCCTTATGGCATAAACTGTCAGACATGTGCTCCGGCATACTCATTACGCCTAAGAGGGTTCAATGTCACCGCAAAAGCAAATACCAAGGGTTCTAAACTTGAGCATCTAAGCCAAGGTTACAACTGCTGGAAAGTATGGCGCAACTTAGACGGGACACCCGCGAAGCATACAAGCACCAATGATTGGATGATCGGCAAAAAATATAAAAAAATGACGCCTAAACGTTATCTTGAATTCTTCGATGAAGTATGCAAGGATGAAGGCGTATATGAACTTTCAATCGGATGGAAAAGAGGAGGTGGACACGCTACAATACTACAGCGGTTCAAAGACGGATCACTGAAATATATTGAACCTCAGTCTGACAACTCCAAAGGTTCAGGGTATGAATTCAAGGATATAAAATACCTCGCAGAGAATGGCGCGGCGAATAATCACGGCTGCCGTGGCATTATGCGGATAGATAACAAATCATTCAACACTGACTTCATCGACATCTTCGATAAGTGAGTCAAGTATGTTCATAGCTATGTCACCCGTCACTTCATCCACCGTGGTTCCATCATACAGATATACCGGGCAAACTCCGGCTGTAACATCATCCGGATAATGGTAATAATAAGCCTGCGCACCTTGGAATTCACCAAGATACTCCACATGCTCGCCGTACATTGCCCGGAGCTCGGAGGCGGCATTCATTACCTGTGACGGGATGTTCATTGTAATAGTCTGGTTTATAATCTGCAAATGTAACATTATTTTTTTATTGCAACAATTTTATGGATATAAAAGATTTCGCAAAACTCATAAAAGCCAAGCGCGGGGAACTTGACACCCTCATGCGCCGTAATATGCCGGTGATTGCCGGGCGTATGGCCAAGGACCATTTTCAGGACAACTTCCGCAAAGGCGGCTTCGTCAACGGTGGTCTGCATCCTTGGAAGCCTGCAAAGAGACTGTCATCCGGCGACCCGGGAGCAGCGTCAAATTACGGCACGCTGCTGTCAGGGCGCAACCATCTTTTCAGCTCCATAAAATATATGCCCGGCGATTACCGGGTACGTGTCGCCAACGACGTAAGGTATGCCCCGCTGCATAACTGGGGAGGGATTGCCAATCCGACCGTCACAGACCGCATGAGACGCTTCGCTTGGGCGATGTTCTACAAATCCTCAGGTCAGACAAAAAAAGCCGACACAGGGCAAAAGAAACGCCAAAAAGGCGGTTCCGGCAATCAGCCGGAGAATGCGCAGGCGCAATTCTGGAAAAGACTCGCACTGACAAAGAAGACCAAGCTGAAAGTGAAAATCCCGCAGCGTCAGTTTTTAGGCGAAAGTGCCGAGTTGTCTGATAGCATTACCACCCGCACAGAAAATGAAATTCGTAAAATTCTAAACTCATAAAATCATGGATGAAATTTTTATCAACATTATGGAGCGTATAGCCGGGAATATGCCGGATCTCTCGTTGATCGATGAAGATTACGGGCAACTCGAAATGTCTGCCGAGGAGGACAAATATCCCGTGACATTCCCATGTGTCCTGATCGGTAATATCGATGCTGACTGGAGGGATCTCGGACTCGGCAACCAGAAGGGAGCCGCTCTGATCACGGTGCGCCTCGCCATTGACTGCTACGACGACACATCGTTCGCATCCGGAACCTATGACAAGGTAAGGGTGCGGCGACAAATGGACCGGAAATTATACAAGGTCCTCCAGCGTTTCAAATCATCCCAATGCGCAACCCCTCTTGTCCGTGTCAAGAGCCGGGATTATGCCCTGCCGGGATATGTCAAGGTATTTGAGACGACATACGCATTCAACATCAACGACAACTCGGGACAATCCCTATAACTCGGGGAATAACGACAACTGGTCATTGGTAAGACGCGGTTTCTTGACTTTCGGGAGCGGTGTGATATTATCCGCCGCTCCACTCCGTAACATTCTACGGATAATGGCCATTATCCGTTCCTCGGAGATAAAAAACTCACGTTCCGAGAGGATTTTGAGCGCATCATCAAAGCGCAGCCGCTGTCTCTCGGTCCAATAATAGTAACGACGGCACAAAGCCTCGTCACGCAATTTTATAAGTTCCTTATCTCTTCCTTTTGCCATATACAAGCTATATGCAAAATTAGCAAATTTAACGCTATTTAGGCACAAAAAGCACCGTAAATATTCCATCTACGGTGCTTTTGGTTAAGTGGTTACCTACATTCGACTACAAACGGCAAAAACTCGGCTCGACACGTCGCCATACGCCATTTTTGTCACGCTTCCAGAAGTAGAAGTTGACAGCGGTCTTGGTGACAGTGTGGCTCTCGCGGAACAGCCCCATGATGGACTTATACTCCTCGTCGAAACGGTCCTCCATCTCATAGAGCTTGCTGATGTTCTTGTAGTCCAGATCTCCCTGACGGTTACGCTCGAGGAGGGTCATCGCCAACTGGTACATAGGATCGTCATATCCCTTCTCGCTTCCGGCTACATACGCCTTGAGGTATTCCATAAGACGCTCAGCAGCCATGTCGGCGCGCTCGTCAAAGGTCTTGACCTTATTGCTGCGCACCTCCATTTTCATATCTCCGTCCACGATGGTGAAACTCGATTGCTCCTCTTTGCGCAACTGACCGTAGTCTCTCATCACTGAATAGAAGCCGTCAGCCTCTTTCTCTATCCACTCACGGAACTGGCGCACATCTTCCACTAACGGAAGAAGGTGACTTTTGACTTCGTGTGCGAATTGCGCACGCAAGGCCTCGTATGCCTCGCGACGATCACGGGTTGCTTTCTGTTCCTCGGCTTTAAGTTCCTCGAGCAGGTTCTTGCGCTCGGCTGCCGACATGCCCTTGAGGGCTTCTCTGATGTTATCCATGTCTTTTTATTTTTATTGGTTAGTCACTGATTACTTTATCGTCTGTAAGGAGTCTCGCAAAAGCTCGGTCCCGCTCCGCTTTGGTGTTGTACTTCTCGAAGGTCCTATAATCGGTACCGGCAACATGGCGCGCCTTTATACGGGGAGTCGGGTAATCATCTTTGCGGATAATTATAAATCCGGCTTTCAACACCTTGTCTTGACTTTTTCTGTCCATACTTCAGCTCTCCTTTTCGTAGTCCTGCATTTCCGGCTCCTGACAGAGCAATGCCTCCTCATACTTTCCGTAGGTCCATTCGTTGACCTCGCTGTAGAACTTCTCCTGCTCCTCGCTCGTAAGGGCGGCTGCCACTTCGAGCATCTGAGTTTTCAAGTTGTCGATGGTTTCTTTTGTTTCCTTTCTCATATCATTTGTTTTTAAGGGTTGTTTGCTTTCGTCTTATGGCACGCAACTTTTTGAGCAGCGCATCCAGTTCGTCACAATCGAGGTGACAGAAACGTTTGCCGGCTATCCGGCTGTCCATACAAAGGGCATCGACTTTGCCCCAGTCTGCCGTGTCAACATCGAGCAGTTGCATCTGATGGAGGACTGAACTGCGCTTCTTGCGCAATATGTCCCTCGGGCTTGGGAATGTTTGTTCCATTATGTCCCCTCCTCTTTCATTGCCGGTTTCCACTCGACGGTCACGACCGCCATTACTTCACCGGTGCCACCGCAGTCCGGGCATATTACTGTTTCATCTTTATTCGGTGGTCCGTAAAACCAGCCTTTACCACGGCAATAGCCGCAGACATGCCCCTTGCTAACAAATCCCTCATTATGAAGGCGACCCGGAGCCACGAGATTGATTATCGTCTGTTTCTCACTCATGTTATTATGAATTGAATGTTAAAATTATATTCTCTGACCAAGCACCGGATCTGTGGGACCCGGGCGGGATCCTCGCCGTAGGGATATTCTATGCAACGTGTTTTCGTGTCGCATCTGACTCCCTTCTTCCGTAGCTTATACAGGAGGTTTTTGCGCCTCATCGCTCTTTTGTCCGTCATCGAGTAATGCTTTTGTGGCTCCCTCCTCCCATATTGTTATGGGGTCGCCGGTATGGTCCAGAAAACGGCTTTTGCACATTGCCTTGAAGCAACTGACAAATATCTTCACATCCGCGTCATATTCAACTTTTTTAGCCGGGCGACCCTCCGGTCTCATACCCTCGGCATGACTGATGAATATTAACAGTTTGTTTGAGTGTCGCTCCTTCATCTCGCAGTACGCCTGATAGCTGAGTCCGCTATATTGGAAGGAGTCTATTATCACGATCGGCGCACTCTTTTTGCGGCTAAGACGCTCACTGAGCTGTTCCATCGGTTCCCGGTCAAGCACCATAAGGCGTTTTCGGGTCTCATCCATACCATGACGCTTCAGTGACTTCTGGAAAGACAGGCTCGTACCCTCCTCCAGACTGTCATAGATAACCTTGCCGAAGCCGCAGAGGTATTTGGCAAGCTGCATCACAAACGAGGTCTTGCCGTTGCCGCTGGCACCCCATATTATCCATGTGCCACTTTTGGCGGGGTTGCCGATGGCCGCCTGCCACTGCCCGGTGAATTCGTAGCTCGGGATCCTCATGTTCAGGATCTCTCCGGGGCTGTATGCGCGTTTCAGCTTCATGCCCCTGCCCTCCTTATCTTTTCGATCTCGGTATAAACACGGCGCAACCCGCCTTTGGAGGCGTTTACGATCTTGGCAATGTCTGACCCTGCCGGAGCGTTGACCTTGGCGACAATCGCAGCCTGTGCCTTCATGAATTTCTCACGCTCCTTGGCGTCATCCGGAGTGACCTTGCTGTATGTGTCCCCATACCGGCTGAACATTTCGGTATAGCCCACCTTCTTGCCCTCTATGGCACGTGTTATCTTCTCCTGAAGCCCATCGGCTCCCATCATGTACCACCCGCAGCAGCGTTCGGTAGCATTCCACAATGCCTTCAGTTCAAGGAATGCCTCATACTGGAGATCTCCTGCTTCGTCGAGGATGATCAACGGGGTGTCTATGGTGCGTAGATAAGCCACCAGATCCTCATAGACATCGCCGTATCTGCCGTATGAACCCACGCCGAATTCCTTTGCCATAAGACGTATGAGCTTGATTTTCGTCTTTACCTGTGAGCAGTCTATATAAACCGCATGGGGATGCTGCTTGACGTATGCCTTAGCCGTGAAGGTCTTGCCTATGTTAGGCATGTCGCACATAATGGCGCTCAGGCTGCTTTGCTGGCACACCTCGAGCTGCTTGCTGATAAAGGCATAGGTCGGGGTCATGGCTGCGGTCCATTCCATCTCGGTCCGGAGCTGAACCCCTAAACGCCGGGCAATGCCTATCCAGTTGGCATCGCTGACCTGACGGTCATAGTTGCCTTTTTTTATCGCGTTGTACACGCTGGGCGCAATGCCCAGTGCCGTTGCGTGGCGGTTGTCGCTCGGGTAATTATCCCGGTCGGAGTTTATTGCGCCCACTATGCGTTTTTTGATTTCGTTTGTGATTTCCATTTTTATGCTGTTTTAATGTTGTTCAAATTCTGTTCTCGGCTTCCGCTGCGAAACTTTCAACATTCATATATTCCGAATAATCAAGATCATTTTCAGGTTCCGGAATTGTGACCGGGACAGCCTGAGCCTCCCGGACTACGGCTGCCACCTCCTGACGGGTGATCCCGAGCCTGTGGATCTTGTTTTTCTTAACCATCGAGTCAAACTGCGCCACATATTTAGCCTGTTCGGTATATGCCTCACGGTCTGCATCGGTCTGCTCGGCTGTGGCTTCGTTGTACCGCTCCACCTTCCGGCACGTGTCGATAAGGCGCCCGTTCTGATAGACATACACCTCGGTTATGTTGCCCTCGGTGTCGGGAAGCCAGTACGCATCCACCTTATAGTTGCGCGGTTCGAGCTTGCCTATGATTTCCGGGCTCGAAAGCCTGTACTGGTTGTATTGTACCGTCAGGTAGGCGTTCTGCTTGATGCTTGTCTCGGTATGCTCTCCGATAAAACGGTACAGCACCGCCTTGTCGATCGGGGACAGATCCGGGTTCTGACACCTGCACAGCACATCCCATCTTGTCATCCCGGGATATTTTTTCTGATTAGGATGAAGCTGAGCGTTGTACTCGTTTATCATGGCAATGTCATCGGCCACCAGTTGCTCGTAACTGTATGTCGGTACCCGGTATGTGTTGTTAAACTCGTCGTACACCTTCTCCACCTTTGGGCGGTTGGCTTCAAGTTTGGCATACCATCGACCGATATTCTGCTGGCTGCGTTTCTCGACACCGTACTTCTTCGCCCGGTTGACATGCTCCTGACGCTTCTCCCTCGAGTTGCCCGGATTACACCACCGGATCAGCGGGAACACAACGCCGGCCTGCATAAGACCGTCGGTGAATTTGTTTACCAGATGGTGTTCGACCTCGATCTGCGCTGGCATATACCATCCGTTCCGGTCTATCGTCTGGAACATATTGCGCACACAGTCCAGAAACAGGTCTTTGTCCTTACTGCGGTTGTAGGCGTACCCTATCACCGCTCCGCTTGCCACATCGCTCACGTAATAGGCGTGCACACTGTTCCCGTCGTGCATCGGTCTGGGAAGGTCGCGGTCATCCGCCGAGATCTTGCTGAAGGCGTAGTTCGGACTCATGCGCAGATGATACGGCCGGTTGGAGTTGTTGAAATCATACTGTGTCTGGTGCACCTGAGCCAAAAGAGCCTTGGTCCTGGGCTGCTTGAGATAGTTGGCGATGGTGCCTTTGCTCAACACCACAGGGTTACCGTCCTTATCAGTGAAGTCATACGGGTTGAACACTTCCCCGGTTTCAGGATCATAGACCTCGAGGTCTCCGGTAACGAACTGGTTGTACATCTCAGCGACAACCGTGTCAAAAGGATGCTCCGCCATAGCTGCGAGTCCTCTTATAAGGTCTGCTATGTCATGTGTGACCTTGCGCCGGTTCTGGTTCCGGAACTTGCCGCTTATAAGGCTCTCATAGCCCTGTGCCTTGAAGTCATTGACCTTTTTCTTGAAACGGTTGACGCTCATAGGCAGCGTATGACCGAACTCCTCCCGGTAATAGTTGATGGCACCGGCAAGCTCGTTCCAGTTGACCGGACCGCCTTTCATTGCCTTGCGCATTATCACGGTGTCCGCCATCACATCGATCACAGCCTGTATAGCCGAGGCGTTGACTGTGTATTCGTTTATGTGCTCGGGCGGTAAAGCGCTGCCGTCCTCAAAACGGAACCGGGTATAAAAGCCCCGTGCCTCTGCATCGATATGGAAGTGGCTTGCAAACCACATTCTGAGTATCTCTGAATTCATATCTCCGTATTTCTCTTTAATTTTGTCTTGAAACCTTTGCGGCATGGTCGCTATTTCCACGAGCGCATAGCATCCTAAACCTTTCCCCGGACGTACCACGTTAATTTTACCCCTGCTGCTTAACTGCTTATAATTGGATCCTGACATTATCGGGTTTGGTTCCCGGATCAGGTCCATATAAGAGATGCAGGCTATTTTACCGTAATACTCCATTGTCGTTTATCGCTTAGAGCGCAGCAGCCATCTGTTCAACCTCATGTTGAAGCTGCATGAACTCGGGGATGCTCGATATGTTATATTTCTCCTTTTCAATGCCATCAACAAGCACTTTAACTTCATCGGTCTTGTAGTCGGCAACGATCTTCACACGTGATCCGAATGACTGTTCCATTGTGCGCTCAGCGGTGTTGTGCGTCGTCTCACACTGGGGAACATACCCCTCTGTCAGTTTTCCACCTCTTTTAAGAGCGAGTATGCGGATGCGCTGCGCCTTTTCACTGTTGCGCTCGAAGTTAAGGGCTCTCCACACCTGCTGGCGGGAACAGCCAAACGCCTTCATAAGGAAGGTCTTGGTCTCGTTGTCTGTCAAAATCTGCTTCTTCATGATTACATCTGTTTGGTGTTGTCGTTTTTATTCCCTAATTCTTGGCACAGCGTCTGAAAAATAGCTTCGCACTGCGCGTCATACTGGCACAAATGGCAGTATGATCGGAAGTTTGCAAGTTCTGCCTCGGTCATAAACCCCTCGGCTTGATCCAGTGCGGCCTTGACCGCAGTCTGAGTGTGGAGGATTGATCCCAAAGCGGCACGCAAACGATTCTCGAGCTGCTTGTCAGGATTTGCCTTGATGAAATGCTTTGCCATACTCTATGATTTATTGTTAATGATTGGTGGGAGGGAGGGGGGTCGAACCCCTCTACCACTCATTGGCGGCTACAGGTCGCTAAGATCTGGCATCCGGCCCTCCCGGATTCCCCGGTGAAATTTGGCAACACCGGGGAGTGGAAAAATTTACTTTGCCTTTCGGCTTTCTCGGCTCTCTTGCCGAAGGATCGCCCTCTTTTGGGTCTAACCCTCTTTATCTTTCACGAGGTATCGATTAAGAATGCCGCAGACTATCTCTTTAGCTTGACCGATACCATCTTTGTATCCTCGTGCATAGCCGGGTGCTTGCGACAGGTGAGCGTGGCTTCCGTTTACCCATTGGCGTATCTCCTCAAGCGCCAAATGCTCGGCATTCCCTTTGCTGCTCGGCTTAAACCGTTTGGTTTGCCCGAGTTTATCGATTGCGTCTTTCAGAATGCGAATATCCTCTTCAATTTCAGCTATTGTTCTCATTGCCTTATTCGTTACAGGTGATTGACCATAGAAGTCTTTGCAGCTCTTCCCTGAGCTCCTGCTTGGCTACTCGTTGAAGGGTCTCGGCCACGTTAGCCATTATGCTTGAGCTTGTCGGGTACTGACTGCCTTCGATAAGTGTGAGCTCGATGTTCTCGATGTGGTTACCCAGCCATGTCTTGATTTTGTCAAGATCCTCCCACGAGGTCATCGGGCGAAGCTCACGCACTGCCTTGAGGTTCACCTGAGCTTTATACATGTCGTCGCCGTACCAGCGGAAGAAGTATTCATAGTCCTCATTCATCTTGAGGGCATACTTCTCCACCTTGCGCTCGTACTTACGAAGCACGCTTTTATACTCGCCCTTGAATATTTCAAGGACCTCCTGCTTGGTCATTTTCTTTGTTTCGTTCGCTTCTTGCATATTCAGTAGTTCTAAAATTCGTTAATCTCACGCCTTTTTTGTATCTTTGGCGCGGTGGTAACATCTTAACCACACCGCAAAGATAAGTGATAATTTTCAACCACGAAAGTTTTTCGGGGATATTTTTCAATATTATGTGCAAAATTTTACATCGCATACAACAAATAGCCTCAAATGAGGGGATAACTATCGGCGCCATGGAGCGTACGATAGGTGCCAGCAAGGGCGTATTATCACGTGCTATTGCTAACGGCACAGATATACAGTCTAAGTGGCTCATCTCGTTAGTTGAAAATTATCCCCATTATTCAGGGGATTGGCTACTCACAGGCAACGGCAATATGCTCAGAGAACAACCGAATCCCCTTCTTTCCACCCCTATCTTACAGAAACATATCACAACTGAAAAAGACCCAGATAAGCACATAGATGTATTTACCGAAGCGTCAAAAAAGACACAAGGTGCAATACCTCTCGTATCTGAAAAAGCAGTAGGAGGCTTTGCCAGTGAGCATTTCTCTATAAAAGAAAAAGATGTTCTGGCATACTACGTTATACCCAAATTCAGGCAACTTGGTGTGGACTTTATGATTGAGGTAATTGGAGATTCTATGATACCACGCCTATACCCCGGAGACATTATCGCATGTTCTATAATACACAACTCAAAGTTTATCCAATGGAACAAACCACACCTTATCGCGACACGCGAACAAGGACTAATCGTAAAGCGCCTACGCAAAAGCATGGAGAAGGATTGTCTGTTAGCCGTCTCAGACAATCACGAATATGACCCTTTCGACATCCCCAAAGATGAGATCGTCGGCATAGCCCGTATTGTTGGAGTAATACACCTCGAATAACTCAATGCGTTATGCGCATACCTACGCAGAATGCCCTACTTATGCGGCACACACACGCAATTTAGGCAATTCACGGACTTAAACATTGGCAATATACTTAAAGACAAAATATTACGTCACAAAATCAAGTTAAAAAGTGGTGGGTATTTTCCTACTTGTATATTGCCGGATTTTTAGGTTATAATGAGCCTTTTGGTTGCTATCCTATGAAATACTAACCTAAAAAAAATCGGAAATGTAACCCTAAATGTAACCCTAAACTTTATTTTGGTGTAACCCTAAACCGTAACCCTAAATGTAACCCTAAACAAAATAAACACAAAAAAGGGAGCGAAAATCGCTCCCTCCAGCATAAAAATGAATAACGCACGAAAGCCCTTCTAACAGCGTTATTGTATCGTTCTAATCCTTGCTGTTCCGACACCCTCGTATATACGTAGACTGCTTAATTATAGCCTTTTTAGTTATAACCGTGCCGTTTCCCGACAAGCCGGCGTGATGCAGATAGCTCTTCGATGCTCCTATTTGTTCAGACGTCAATACAGAGTAGACCGCAGAGATACTGGCGAAGTACCAATCCCGCTGTTTCACACCTGAGATAGGGCATATCAGATGTACGTGTATAACCTTACTCATTTCACAGACAAAGATAGCCAAAATATTCCAAATAATGATTATATGGAATATTTTGAGCAAATTTATTTCATTACTGAGCATGGAGAACCACCTGTAAATCATAGATCCCATCTCTACGGACAGCATGAGATGCGCAACAATAGGATGCGACACAACCCTATAAAAAAACGCCATTCTTGCCCTATATTACGCAATCTGAGTAGCGAATGTAAAGAATAGAGCCCTCTTTCAGACAAAATCACCCATTATTGTAAAGCTGATGTAAGAACCGTGTAAAAGAAAAACCGCTTGGAATTTTCACACCATTTCCAAACCACTCCCCTAACCTATTGAACCGCAAAGCATTTCAGTGCATTTCTCCGACCGACAAATAAATCGCTTCGTTTTACGCCCCATACAGGCTCGCTTATTATCGGCCTAACGAAGTGATTTTTTTCTGTAGTTTAGCTTAA